GCTGCGGCTTTGGCGTCTCGGTGCCGGGCGGTCCAGTGCTTGCGATAAAGCTGGTTGGGCGCGGGGGGCACCCAATCCAGCCACAGGACGATAGTTGTACTCATTTTGGTTTGTGTCCTGAATCAGCTTCTTCAGCTTTGCAGACAGTTCGTTAGTGTGGATTCCCATGGCTCATTTCTTCCTCCTCGCCGCCTTCTTTCGATTGGCAGTCCGCAACTCGGTTTCGACTACATCCAGAGCGGCTGAATAGCAATATCCGCCGAGATCACATTCATCCTCGTCGCGTAATTGAATCCGACGCGCCGTGCCTTGTGGAGACGTAAATAGTTCATTTACAATCCTGACTGCGAGCTGGGAGGGTTTCATAATGATTTCCTCCTCGCCGCCTTCTGGCGGGCTTTCCAGCCTTTAGCTATGAATCCCTTGTCGTAAGGATTCACAGTGATTAGAGAATCCTGCAATGTGCTATCCTTGCTGCGAATCCACCCATGGGCAAACGCATCAGCCTGAGCCAGCTTCATCTTGCTTAGATCAGTCATACTTTGGTCGGTTTCCAGAAATCCACGCACCATGTCTCTGTGTGTTTCAGTCCATGCCGTTTAACACGAATATGGCGTCCATCCAAGATGCTCGTTACGAAGCCGCGCCTGCGATTGAGCCTGCCTTGCAGGAGTTGCGCCAAGGCTTCATTGGACATTTCCACAACATCTCCAACTTTGAATTTCATCTCAAATATCCAGTATTGCGGGTTGTTTGGTTCGGACACTGGCCTTGACGATCTTCTCAGCCCTGACTCCGGGTATCTTGGTGGTTCCTGAGTTGAGCAGGCTCTTGATCTGGCTGACGAGCGGTTCCAGTTTGACGCAGTAGGTGTATGCCCGATACAAGGCATGAACATCACTCACGATTATGTCCCAGTCCTCGCTGATGACCTGACCATCTACCCTGGCCGGCGCCGCGACCGGGATGGCCTCGTCCTTGGCCCGGTTGTTGAAGTCCTCAGCGATGGCATCCAATTCTTCATGTGATGTGGCCTTGGTTTCTGCCGCGGCCCGTTCCCGCTCCAGCCTGGTCAACCTGTCATTCTCGGCCTGCTCGGCCGCGCGCGCTTTCTTGGCCTCGAGCTGCTGAAAGTCTGCTATCAGGTTTGAGATGCGCGATAATTCCTTCTCCAACGGCTCGCGGTATGTCCGGGCCATCTTGTCTATGTCTACCTTTTCCTTGATCTGTTTGCGGCATGTCTCGACCAGCTTCAACGTGCTGGCGAGCTTGGCCTGGACTGCCACGGCCTGCTTCTGGTCGTCTGCATCGGCTACAGCCAAGACGTTGGCTGATATTTCCAGCAGCATGGACCGGAGTTGGGGTGCGTGCTCGGTCAGGGCCAGGGTTTGGCCGGACAGAACCATCAGCTCGGTGGAGGATGGTTCGGGTTCGAATAGAGATTTAATGTTCATGATACTGGACCTCGGGCAAACGATCTTTCATGGTTTGAATGATTCGCTCCATTTCGTTCTGGTAAAATTGGTCGAACGTGGCGCTGGTTTGGCCCTGACTTTGTTCCCATTTCCAGACTGCATAATGAACCCCCCGAAGTCTTTGGCTTGGGGTCTTGTGTTCCAAGTCGCCCTTGACCGTGATGAGTTCTTCGGGTGCATCGTCAACGGGCTGGATCAGGAGCCTGACATTCTTGTGGTCCAGTTCCATAAGCGCCACCTTTTCAGGCACCGAAAGTTCAGGTGTGCTGGCCCTGAACCCGATTGAGCCATCTGCCCGGCTGGTGAAGCCGGACAGAATGGAGGGCATGGTTATGGCCTTCACGATGCCTCAAAACGGGACATCATCAGGAGGTTCGGGGTCCAGCTCTGCTGGATCGGGTTCCTGTTGTCGAGCTGGTGCAGGATTGGCCTTTGCTGGCGCTGGCTTCGTTTGGGCGGCGGGTTTGGGCTGGTTCCGGGGTGCCCGGACCCTGATTCCGCCCACAAGCTTCCCGCCGAAGCTTACGTTGGGCTCGTCATAGATCACGATTTTCTGGCCGATCCAGTCATCCGATTCCTCGCTCTTGAAGATTTGGGCACAAATCTGGCCGTTGGTGCTGTTCAGGACCATGGGCTTCTCGCATTCATCGAAGCTCATGCACCAGCGAAGCTCCTCGGGTGCGCCCTGTTTGGCCACGTTCTCCTGGTGTATGTCTTTGATCGTAACCAACAACCCACGCCCAGCATCAGCCCGGGTTAGGAAGTTGGATTGTTTCAGTTGGGATACATTCATCTACTTACCTTTCTTTGTTCGTGTTCCCGGGTTGTTATTGGACCGGAAATTGGTGAGCGCGGGGACGGTTCTTACGGTTCCGCCCGGTCTGTCCAATGAATCCTGCGGGGCAATTACTCCCGCCCGTATTCATTAAGGGCCACCCGAGTCTATCACCCGCCGTTGTCGGTCGAAACCGACAAGTTGGTTCCCGCCTAGGCGCCGCGCTCATAAATTACTTAAATCGTCTCTGGGCCAGCTCCGCCTTGCGTTCCGCCAGCGCCTCATCATGGCTCTGCTCAATATCGGCCTTGTCATACGCAGCCAAGAACTGTTCCTCGGCCTCAAGCATCGTCTCGCCCTGGCCCTGGGCTTGGTTCGCGCAGGAGACGGTGCCGCAGCGGACCATGTAGGTGTTCTGATCCATTTGATACCAGGACCAGACGGGGCGGGAGCAGGTTGGACAAGTCATAGACTTTTCAATATCCGAATGGCCTTGCCAGCGGTAACTGTCGTTCTGTTTTTTCCCTTCACCCTATTCCAAAACCGATCATGGAATGGGAATGGTTGCCCCGGAATGCCCGTCATCGTCCCGCCAATGCCAACGACATGTTTCGACTTCCTGTGTTTGAATCTGTGGAATTGAGTAAACAGGCACCCGCATTCGGATAAGTTAAACCAGCTAAAGTCCTTAGTGGCTTTGAATCGTTTCAACCAGACAATAACTTGCTTGGGGGTGTATGGTTTCATTTCCCCCTCACTTTCTTTAGCGCAGCGCGGACGCGGGCCATGGCGTTCTTGTTCCATGATGTAAGCCCTCGTTCAAGCTGGCTCATGTAAGCCGGGGACCAGCCGCAGGCTTTGGCCAATGCACGCAGTTTAATGTCGCACCGCTCACGTTCCTGCCTGACCAGCTTTCCGGTCACACGATGGTTTATCTTTTCCACTTCATCAATGTAGGTTGAAAGGATCAAACTCATGTGAATGATGTTTACTTGATAAGGTTGCAGCCGTCAAGGATTTATTTCCAACAATCTGCGAAGGCGGTTATGCCTGGCATTGTGGCGTCATTGGTCCAGCCTTTGAATCGCCCTCTCGATCAAGCGCCAGGCGAGTTGGTTGAAATCCCTTTCGATAAGCAACTGTTTGGATTCCATCTGCTCAAGCGTTTTACCTAATGCCTGCTTGCAATTCAATAAGGCTCGCGCCCTCTCCAAATCCTCGCGGATCGCCTTGCGCCGGGCGATGATGGCGCGGGTTAGGTCAGTGATCTCCTCTTGGCCTGCGTTGGGTGGGGTGGTCATGGGGTTATAGCCTCCCTATCGGCGCGTAAAGGTCTTTGATTCTGCAAATATCACCCTTGTAAGCAACGATGATCTTTTGTTCTCGTTTGGGGAACTTGCGATAGTTCAGAGTCTTCTTGGCGTGGGCCAGCCGAGTGAATTCACATTCGAGGTAGGTAATCTTATTATAAACCGAAAGGCCATGCTCTTTGAAGAAAAGTTCCGTTTCGGCCTCGGAACAGTAATATGCCCCGTCTTTGTCCCGGCTGTCGCCAGTCATCACCACGAAGAAGCAATTATCATTCAGCCGATCAATGGCGATTTTGTATCCAGCGAAAAGCGCAGCACTGAACTTGTCGTAAGTGCTGAAAGTGTTCAGTTCTCCGGGGGGAGGGTTTCCGTCGTAATCAAGATATTCCTCGACCTTGTAATAAGGCGGGCAGGTGAACACCAGATCGAATCTTCCTTCCGGCTCATAGGTGGAGCTGTCGCTCTGTATCCAAGTGGAATCAAAGTCGCTGCAGAGCTTGTTATTTGCATCGCACTGGTTCTGCCTCAATTCGCTGGCCACGTATTCATAGCCATACGATCCAGCGACAAATCCAAACTGAACACCTCCGCCGAATGGATTGTAAATTCTCCGTCCGCGTTCTGGAATGAAGAATCGCAACACCACTTCACAAGCGACAGGATCAAGAACGGAAGCATTCCCGTTGTGCGCTTTTGTCTTGGCCTCAACCTCGCCAGCATCATTTATAAATCGCTTGGTGTTTACGATGTTGGAGTAGCCATTCTCCCCCTGCCAGCAACCGTCTCGCGTGGCATATGTCGGATTCTTGATGCCTTTCTTTTCGCCAACAGCTTCGATCTTCTCATTCCACTCCCGCTTCAACCGCAGCCAATCTCCTTTGGTTGTGTTCCAGACGTTTGTCATTGTGATATGCGCCAGAAGTTTCATCCGCACGGCGGACAAGTCGCCCAGGACCATGTAATGAAACCCGGACATTTTCAGATAGGTGACAAATCCAAGGCTCTCGAATAATTCCGGGGTCTCGAATTTGCTCTTCGGGTCGGTGGTGATGATTGCTGGGTAGCCCTCCGTGTTATGTTCAACCACAGCCTCAACCATCTGTCTGTAAAGTGCGGGCGTGAAGTGCTGCGGTGAGATCACCGATTGCAACAAGCAAAACTCTTTAACGACATGATTCTTCTGGAATGTCATAAAGCCAGCGAATTGACCGTCCACTTTTAACACTACGGCGGAATGAATCTGCATGTTCTTGCGAGCGGCTCGCATCGCAATGCCGTCCTCGATTGCGAGCTTGGCTATCTGATTTTCAAATCCAGATCCGATCACACTCGGCACGCAGAGAAATTCCGCCTGCGTCTTAATCAGGTCTAGCTGTTCGCGGGTCTTAGAGCGCGAGTGTTTTTTGTCTGGCGTTTCTATTTTCATATGTGGGCTTGTTCGGGTTGGTTAATGCAGGAGAGCCATTGTGACTTCCTGCGATTGCGTTTTGACCCACCAAAGTCACCCCGCAAACGTCCGGGCAATGAGAGCAATGGCCAAGGTAGGTAGAATTGTTTGAGAGCGAAACCGCTCTGACAGACTCCAAATCTTTAACCGCCGTCAGTTTGATTATGCCGCCGACTACCAGGGAATGATTCTTTGGGACGCGCAAGGGATTATCAATGGTCGGGTGCAATCGGAATAACTCGTCCTGAACCGCAGCCATCCGTGCGCCGTCTGGATTAGCCCGAATGAAATCACAGGAAACAATCCGCGCAATGCTGTCACCCCCAGAGAGTTTAAATCGGTAGAACTCACGCTTTCGATAGGCAAGCTCGGCGGCCGTGTCCAGTGCGGAAATGGAAGTGTTCAGAACCGTTCGGCAGGCAACGAGCCTTTTAACCTGCGCGTCACTTAGCCGCATCCAGTGTTTTGTAATTACAACTGGTCGGGCGAAATCTGCGAGCCATTCGATTGTATCAACGGTTTCCTCCCAGTCGTGGCAAGGATCGCCCATTGTTCCGACCCGGAAGAAACCATGCGGAGAATTGGCAACCGCTCTCTCAATTGCCCTGGCTTGCGTCTTTGAGTGAACCTTGCGCGTGACTGCGACGGTAAAATCTATGCCACGAAATTTGGCTATGTTAGCCGCGTAGCATCCATCGTAACAGCCAGCAGCGGGCCGCGCTGCCATGCCAGCGGTGCAACCTTTGACCGTATCAACATCAAAAACACCTTTGGAATTAAGCGTTGCGGTCAAGACGTTTGAGAATTGGCGCATGGGTTCACCTCAACGAGAACAACTCTCGGGTTTTTGTAGATCAACGAAATCTTCTGGCGATAATGGCCGGCCCGAATATGGCGCCACACGGTTCTGGTGGATCGCGAGCACCTAACGGATTCTTCGTGCAGAAATTGTTTTAGTGGGATGGGTTTCATTGTGAGTTGTAGTCAGGGACATCAGCGAGCGAGACATGGCGGGCATTGCGAAGGAACCGGCTGGCTATGCGGCGCTCAAACTTGGATTCCCATGATTCAGGCGGGACATTGGTTGTGATGACTGTCCACTTGGCAACCCGCCGCTCGAGGATCAGATACAGCTTTTCCATTCCTGCCCTGCTCGGATCGTGTTCGGCGCCGATGTCATCAATCACCAGCAGCGAAACCGGCATCATTTCCTGAACCAGATACCAGTTGCCCTCTTTGAACCTGTCAACGGTGGTGGGCCAATGGACGAACATGGTGTCTGCCAGCCTCATTTCGCCATCGTCACTGATTACGAGGGGAATCCTCATGGCCAGCCTGGATGCCCAGTTGTGGATCGCCTTGGCGGAATGGCTCTTCCCGGTGCCGTTCTCGCCTGAGATGATCATCCGGTAGCCGCTACTCGGCCGCTTTGCGTAGTTCGCGCAGAAGCTCCAGACCTCGTTCTGTAGCCGGGCCAAGAGCGGGTGGTGGGGGTTCAACCTTAGCCACTTGTCCAACCAGGCTTGCTTCTGACTCTTTTGCTTGTCGGTCAATGAGTCGTCTGGCGGCGGCTCCATAATCCGTCGGGCCGATGGTAATTCCAACGTTTCTAGGATTTGGCTGATTGGCTTTGTTCGATCCGGTTCCGGTGTATTTTCCGTTAGCATAGTTCCTTTTCCAGTTGCGTGCAGCAGCCTCAAAGCTGCGCATCGGGTTTCTGCCTACTTTCCAACCGTTTGACTCGTAGAAATCAAAAAACTTCTCGGCCTCCTCCTGGGGCAAACCAGCTTTGACGAACCAGAGGCGCACTTGTTCGGCTGTCGGCTTCTCAAACGCCTTTTTAGTCTCTGCCCGAATGGGCACACTCTTAGGCGAGGGCGAGGGCGAGGGCGAGGGCGAGGGCGAGGGAGGCGAACATTTGTTAACATTTGTTAACATTTGTTCGGGAGCGGCTGGATATTTACTGACTGTCCTTGCATGTTCTTTCCATTTAAGCACTTGCAAGTATTTGGTTCCGTCCACCTCATAAAGCACGATCTCTCTTTTGCTAACAAGTGTTTGCAAGGCGATAACAATTGTTTGCACGGGTATCTCATTGCCATCTGGATCGCCTAAAGGGAAAGCCTCACTCCTGACCAACATCGGCTCGGCTTCGAGTCTGCCGTAATCATCCACCAAGGTTAGCAGGCGGATAAATAGGCTCTGGCTTAGATAGTCGCAGCGATTGAATCGGAGGCTCGTACGGACGCCTGGCCTGAGAAAGCGTTGGGGCATGGTCGCCAATCGAAAAGCTCTGCATCGCTGCCGTGGCAGGGTCGTGAAACAAACCAGCCTTGGCGGCAAGTCCTGTTCACGGCAACGAAGCGGAAATTTCCACTGATTTGTTTCACGGCCCCAATTACTCACACCCTTCCAGCCAACGCAAGAGAAAAATCATTCACGGCTTATAAACGTCGTTGGATTGCCGCCTCGATCAAGTCCTCATCTTCTGGACGGGGCTTTAGGCCAAGGCCGACGCTTTTACCGTAAGTCGTTGGCCCTGTCGTTCCGCCCGCATTCAGGTTGACTTGTCCGGCGCTTACGACTTTGTGGCCAGCACCAACTTGATCGTGCTTCAGCAACTCATCGAAGATCACCGCGACCTCGATACCTTCACTGTCAATGATGATGTATTTCATATAAACTCAATCCCGGAGCCAAGGTTATCGCGGACACGCGCCGGGTCGCGTGGAAATGGACGCCACTGGCCCACTCATGGCTTGGGGTTGGCCTTTCTTTGGAGCCGATCAATCTCAGCGGCTATCAACGCCCCGGCCTTGACTAAATCACGGACTGGGCTTTGTGGTTTCCACCATTCATCTTCCCAAGGCCATTCCTCGGGTGGGTTCTCGGTTTGATATGCTTCCGATTCCGTCCAGTGTCGGGCGATGTAATGGCCGACATAAGATTGGGCGGCGCGGGCCAGCTCTCTTGATTGGTGCTCGTCATCATGTTCAACGGTCCAGCCTTCCTTGGCTATTTGGCGCTTCCGCTCATGGGCTATCATTTCAATTCCAGTTGTCATATTTCATCTCTTAAACGGGTTCCTGGGTTTGGTCATCTGGATACGCTTATTTCCGCATCGGGATAAGCCTTGCACGCTTCAAGGTAACGCTCGACCCAAGGCACGAAATGCTTGTATAATCCCCAACCGTTCTTGGCGTTGAATAGCTCGAAGTGACCCGGCCTGGCTTTGAGATCAGCCAACCCCTTGGTCAATGGCTCAATCAGTTGTCCTGCCTTGGTGGCACCGATGGCTTCTGGATGCCAGCAGGCATCATAAACGCCAGCAGCCTCAGCCATCCGGTTTAGGTTGTGGGTTATGTTAGCCTCGAAAAAGGTTTCGCGGTGCTTTCGTTTGTGGACATGGCCGCATTCAGAGCAGGCACAATCCACTTCCTCGGCAGGGCCGTTTAGCCAAACGTCTAAGCTCATTTGGCCTCCTTCTTAAACGGGTTCCTGGGTTTGAGCATCGCCTTTTTCCAGAGCGGCTTTAGCGCGTTTGATTTGATGCCATGGCGCGGAAATATCCGCCTTGGCTACGATCTCTTCCAGTGCGGCACGGTAAATGTCCCGTTCCTCAGCCACGCATTGCGGGCATTCGGGCGGGGAAGTCCAGTTGTGCTTGCAGCGATTCATGGTTTCCTCCAAGGGTTCCTGGGTTTGAGCACTGGCGCGAAACAGATCACGAACGCGGCCACAATGGACAGGCCGAGCAAGAAGCAGCAAAAGCAGATTAGGAGCATGGGTTTTCCTTTTTGATAATCGCTTTGAGTTCATCGGCCCATCGCTTGTGCTTGCGTTCGTGTTCGGTTGTCAGTGGCGGGCCAAGACTGCATTCAATGCGCCTGATTCGCTCCTTCCTGAACGCTCTGCATTTAAGCATGTGATAATCCATAATTTCGGTGAGGGTTTGGCAGTTCATACCGGCAACCTCCTATCCTGCCTCTTTCGCCAGTCCCGGATATGCGCCTGCAACTCGGGGCTGATGTTCGGGTCTGGCTCGGGGGTGATGGTGGCTTTTGTCAGGACTTGGCGGGCCAGTATAACTTCTCCGTTCCAAGAGTCACGCCGCTTATCTGTCAACACTAAGGCTATGGAGATCGCCTCGTTTATCCTGTTCCATTCAGTTTGTGTGCAGGTCATGTTACCTCTGAATCCCGCGCGCTCGCCGTGTTCAGACGCAACCCAGGCCGGGCAGCCACGACGAGGCACGCGGGAAAACTTTGGTTTGAAGTTGTGTTCGTCTGACTGAACATGCCCACACGATAAACCAAGCGCGGATTACACGCAAGAGGGTTTGTTTGTAATCGGTTCGTTCTTGACAAGGCCCGTATTTATGCCGCCAATAAGCCATGGCCGACGAGTCGCTAGACATCCAAATAAAGCTGCTGGCAGACACTTACGGGGCTGAGAAGGTCCAGAGCGCGCTCAAGCAGATCAAAGGCGAAACCGAGGGGTTGACCATCAAACACCAGGAACTGCGCGCCGCGGTGCGCGGGTTGCATACAGAGTTTCCTGAACTGGCCAGGATCGCGCATCTGGCGTTGCATCCAATCGGGCTGGCCGTCGCTGCCATTGGTGGATCGTTCGCGGTCTGGAAGATGCGAACGGAAGAGCTGCAGGCCACATTCGCTAATCTCGCCTTGCCAGACATAAAGGCGCTAGATGTCGGGCACATCAACGCAGTTACTGAGGCATGGGGCAAATATAACAAGGCATTAGGGACGGCGATTGAGAACGCGCATTCTGTCGAAAAGGATACAGAGAAAGCTCTGAAGAGCATCGAAACCAGAATCGAAGCCACCAATAAACTGATTGAGGCATTCGCCGGAAAGAAACAAGCAGGCGCATCAGGAATCCTTGAAAAGCTCGGCATCTCGGAACAGGAGACGATTGACAAGAGCATCATAGACAAGAGAGCCGACAACCTGAAGCTGGGCGAGAAGGAACGGGAGATTGCGAACCTGGGAATCGAATCAGTGAACAAGCGCCGAGAGGGTGCGAAGATAAGGGTTGCCAGCGCGGAGGATGATGCAAAAACTACAGAAGCCCTCAAAGCCGCAGCCGAGATAGCCAAAAAAGACATTGATGAACGCAAGCAGAAGATAGGCGTTCTGCGCGCGCGTCAAGCTGGTGAAACACTAACGCCAGCCGAACACTTGCAGATCGTGAAATTGTTGGGCCTTGGCCAAGGTGCTGATGCCATCCCTGGAGCTATCGCAGACATCCAGGGCGGCATACCCGCGGCACAAGCCACGGTTGATCTTTACAATTCCAGATTGAGAGGCGCTGCAGGTAGAGATGCTCAACGCGCCACACGGGACCGTTTATTTTCCGAATCTGCTGCGGCCGGAGCAAAGGCAGAGGAGCTAAATGCCGGGATGCCAGCCGACTACAGACAGGCCCGAGACAGGCAAGGGCTTGGTTCGATTCTGGATGTGCTGAAGCGGCAGACCGAAACCCTGAAAGCCCTGCATGAAGCGCATGACCAAACCGACAAGGCCAGCAAGGAAATCGCTGATGCCATCAAGAGCAAGCAGACTGTTCAGGCATCCATGATCAAAGCCCTGAAAGACTCTGAGGCTATTGAAACCGCCCTCGTTGAGCACCAGAAACGGCTTGAGATGAACCTTAAAGCCCTTGCTGCCCACTAATGCCCGACTGGACCCTCACCGCCGGCACGACGACCAAGACCCTCGCCGCCTGGGGGTTCAAAGGCGACTCGCTGACCCTTGAGCGCATCAGTCAAGCCCCCGACGTTTGCACCGTGACCAAGCCGGGGCCGATGGATGCCACCCTGCTCTTCGCGTTCGGGTCCATCGTTAAGATCCAACGCCCGGACGGCACGATCTGGTTCCAGGGCCGAGCAACTCTGCCTGTTCGTCAAGGGAGCGGGGATAATGAATCAGTTGCATACCGTTTCGAGGGGCCGTGGTTCGATCTGGACAACATCATATTCGAGCAGACTTGGCAGCAGTTTAATGGCTACACCACACCGGGCGATCCAAGCACCCCGCCGACGTTCATCAGCAAGTTTGCCAGCGAGGTGTTTCTTGGATTCCAGGCGGATGGCACACGCATCAATACCGGCCAACAGATCACGCAGGCGCTGACCTGGGCTGTTGGCGCCGGGGCGAACCTCCAGATCGGCACGATCACGCCAGCTACAAACTTCGCCTATTACAACGTGCGCGACATGACTTGCGGTGAGGTGATCCGCCAGATGTTGCGCTGGACACCGGACACGATTACCTGGTTCGACTACAGCACAACACCTCCGACATTCTACGCCAAGCGCCTGGCCGATCTGACGGCAACGACGGTGACGCTGGGCACTGACAAAATCAAAGCCTTGTCATTGCGCCCTCGTCCTGACCTTGTGCTCGATGCCTGCGTGATCCGCTACAAGATACCCAACAGCGTAAACGGGATTGTGTTCATAGCCATTCAGACCGACACTTACCCGGTTGGCGCCACGGAGCAGCACATTTTTAACAGCATCAACACCATTGAGCTTTTTGGATTCCGCAAGACCGTGGTGAGTGCGACGATCAAGACGAACACGATATTTGCCAATGCGGTGGCATCGGCTGACCGGGTGACATGGTGGGAGAACAAAATCCCATGGCTCAAAGACCCGCACATTGTCCAATCCAGCATCCAAATCACCTTCAATAGCGCCATTGAAACCATCATTGATCCTGTAACCGGGGCATCGAATGACGTTGCGGTGGATATGACGCAGTATCCCAATGAGCTGATTGACGGCCAGATCGCCACTTGGATGACGGGGTTCCATCAGAAGGAAGTGAAGCTCTCCGCTACGCTGACCTACGCGCGCACGACGGACACTTCTGGTGCGATACCCATTCAAGGCGCGAACGGAGTTCCCATCACTTGCACAGTGAAGGGCACCAATGCCACCTCGGGCACTTATACCGCTATCCAGAGCTTCGAGGAGGGCGACCCGGTGCCGTCCGGGCTTGCTCAGGACATTTACACCTCACGCGCTACGCTGCAGCATGAGGGAGAAATTGAGCTTGTGGGTTCGGAGATACCTGCGGGGTTCGCCATGGGCCAGAAGATCAGCCTAAATGGCCTGGCCTCCTCGTTCGGATCCATGATGGTGCAGCAGATCACCGAGGAACCGTTCGCTGGACGAATAACCCTGCGCGTGGGGCCGCCGCGGCAGATCGGCATTCAAGACCTTATTGAGCTGATGCGCGCCAACCGTTACCGGATCATCTACAACCTGCCCATCCAGCAGCAGGGAAGCCCCGAGGCGAGCGGCAATGTCCCGCTGGGCAGCAACATGCCCAAACAGGATTCGGTTGCCGACTCCACGCCAAGCAGTGCGTTCGGGGTCAGCAAGGACCAGGGCGGCGGAACGACTGCGGTTGTTGTTAAGGATGCCATTGGACCCGCTGCCAATCCTGGGCCACAAGTGAGGATCGTTTATTATGATTCGGCTGGCGCAAAGGTCACGACTCAACCGAGTGCCACCATGAACGTGTCCGATCTTGTCGCCCTTGGACTGGTGAACCATGACGCGAAGTTCGTACTACTGAAGTTCAAAGACCCAAACAACTCCTGCGCTCCGATGAAGATGGCGGTGATGGGCACAACGCCCGAGCCTGATGTATGAGCCAGAACGCAGACTTCTGCTGCGATTGCGGCGGGCCAGGCTGCAACAATGCCCGGTTCCTGGTGGAGTTCATGGGCGTTGGCCAGTGCGGCGGATTCCAAGACCTGCTTTGCTTCGATGATTGCGGGTTCGAGTTGGGAACTCCGAACGGGTTCTGTCCTGCCAGTTCGGCCTGTGATCATGTCGCCGCCTCATTTTATTCCGGCTTCAAGCTGCGCGTGGAATATGGCACATTCGATCCAGGCACCGGGCCAACATACGCTTGGACTGAGGTTAGGGCGACCTGTGACACGACCATTGGTGAGCCGGAACATATCGAGGTTGAGCAGGGCACCGGCACACACTCGGACGGGATTGTGTTTCAATGGACCCGCAACGCAGATGGATCAGTCAGTCAGAGCGGCGGCGTGGGCGCGATTGCTCTTGCGGTATCCAACACCAATGTTGCAAGCCACACCAGCACGCATTATCTGCGAACAGACGCGACTATGCCGCCTGATTCTCATTACAAAACCGAGGTCACACTTGATGGAGCTGTTGCTGTTGGGGCGTGTATTACGGATGCGAAAACATTCTGCGATTCAGTCAGCATCTCAGGCAACGCCACGGTCACAATCTGGGATGGCTCCACGGTTCAAACCAATGTCCCGGCCAGCCCGTTAAGGATTCGCAAGTTCTACGCGCGCAGGCCGGGAGGATTCACTGTCATCAACGGAATCAATGGCACAACCTATACTGATGGCGTCGGAAATGCGCTTGGTGTCCCAGACGGTCCATTCGTGAATGCAGCCACCTCGCCAGAATGCCGTTACGTTGCTGGACAAGGCAACATCGGTGCTCATGACCCAAACACATTCCCGATTGACATAGAGGACAACGGCAGCGGCCTGCCCTTGTTCCAATCCATCTGCAATCCAGTCTATCTTAACACCATAAACGTAGCCGCAGCGACACAGACCAAGCTCGCATTCATCATGCCGAGGTGGTGCATTGAGAAGGTTCAGGCGCAGATCATAAAATGCGATGGCAGCAACACGCTGATGGATTGGACAACAGTTCCAACTGATCAATGCCAGATCGGTGCTGCGGCCGGTAGAATAGCCCATTGCCACTCCGAGCCTGATGGCAACAATCAAATCGGCACAATAACCAATGTTGATGGTTGCCAATCCGGCGGATGCACAGGCATTATCTGGCTGTTCACTTATCACGACATGCAAACCTTCGGCTGGATGGAGCTTGACGAAACAACTTGTGGCGATTGCACTGTGATCTGTAATAACCTGGCGCCATGAGAATCCCGTTGAGCCACATCGTCTATCGCGCACAGAGCCGACCACCTGGCTATCTTGAGGACATGAAAGCGCATGGCGTGGTCAGCGGTGAGGATCTGGTCATGGACGATGACATTTACTCCCTGCTCAAATACAAATACCGCAAAGGGCTGGGTGATGTGGTCGAGGCCACGGCCAAGCCGTTCGCCAAGCTGTTCAACATGGATTGCCTCGATGCCGATACAAAATTGAAGCCCGATTCTAATTGCGCCAAGCGCAGGGATGCACTAAATAAACTTATCAGATGAAACAGGCCACCCGTTTAACGCCCGTTGCAGCACCGCCACAACCCGGCCCGCCCCTGACCGAGAGTTGTTCCAACTGCAAATGTTTCATGGCTGATCAGACCTGCCATCGCGGCCCGCCCTGCACAGATTTCCAGTTCTATCGTTCGCTCGGGTTCTGGCCGACTGTCACTGAATCGCAATGGTGCGCTGAATGGAAACCCCGTAAACCCGTAAATGGAGTATGACAAACCTCCTGATCCTCACCCTGCAACTGATCCACACAAACATATTCCCCATCGGCTGCAAGTATGGTGATGGCGGAACACCCGCGGCTTATTGCTGGAATGTGGAATTGACCTACACCATACCAACCAATCTCACGCCCTCGGTCTGGGTTGTGGAATCCACCGACACACCTGAAGGTGTCACAATCATTGAAGAGCCACCCTGGGGCACGCTCTACATTGGCCAGCCGTGGCAGGAGATAAACACATCAACGAACGTGACCTTCTGGCAATATCCAAACCTTGACCTTGGCCATTTCACGAACACATGGACAGGCACGGTCCAAACCAATCGCATCCGGTTCCCGGTGCCGGATGGGTATGCCGATGGCAAGGGCTATTATTACCGGATGAAACGAGTTAGGTGATGTGGGTAAGCATGATTCCAAGAACACACGCCCAGGCAAGCTCACTGGTATCAAACCCACCGCTGCCGAACATGAGAGGCGTGTGCAGATCGTGTGTGACTTGATCGGTCAAGGCAGAAAGAAACATGAGATAATCCATGAACTCTGCACCGAGTTTGGCGTTCATTGGCGCACATCAGAAAATTACCTTGTTCGCGCCAGAGAAGTGATTATCAAGGCCATGGGCCGGAGCAAGCCAGAACTGAGAGCCGAGGCCGTCCTGTTCAATGAGCAGATCATTAGAAGCCCAGATACCAGCACTAAAGAGAAACAGGACAGTTCCAAACAACTCTGCGAACTGCTCGGCCTCTACGCCCCGCGCACAGTTGAGGTTGATGCTACGGTATCAAGCGAGATCACCGTCATCCATTCACCGATTGATGTTGAGGAAGTGATTGAGCCGATTGCGATAACGAACGGGAATGGCCACTAAACATTTCTACCTGCCCGACTTCCGCGGTGGTCCGCGCGACCTGCTCACATCGCATGAGCATGAGGTGATCTGTGTTGGGCCAAGCGACACCGGCAAGACCTGGGCTGCTTGCGTCAAATCGTTCATGCTCTGCACGGACAAGAAACGGCCTGGAGTCAAAGGCGCGATGATGCGCAAGACATTCCACAGCATCTTCGATTCTGTTGTCCGCACATTCGACAAGATCACAGCCGGAATGCCGATACGCCGTTACGGTGGCCAGCTTTATCGTGATCGTTACGTGTTCCCGAACAAGAGCGAGATCGTCTGCATCGGTCTGGACAAGCCCGACAAGCTGCTATCGAGCGAATGGGATTTCATTCAGGTATGCCAAACTGAGGAACTGCTCGAAGCAGACTGGGAAATGATCGCCTCACGTTGTACCGGGCGCGGCGCTGTCGTGGCATTCCCGCAGATCTTCGGTGACTGCAACCCAGGCTCAAGCCGACACTGGATCAGGCAACGGGCTGAGAAGGGCGCGCTGCGGCTTATCAACGCTTATCACAAAGACAACCTGGCACTGTATGACAAGGCTGGGAACATCACCGAGGAAGGCAAGCGCCGGATTGGGTTTCTAGAATCAACGCTGACAGGACTGCGCCGACAACGATTGCTCCTGGGCAAATGGGCTACGGCCGAGGGTGCAGTGTTTGACACATTTGATCCTGAGAATGTGCATGTGTGTGTCAGGTCCGAGTCTGAGATGAAAACCTGGCACCTGTGCATGGACGAAGGTTTCACAAACCCAGCCGTGATACTGCTCTGCGGTGATGACAGCGACGGCCGGCGCCATGTGTTCCGCGAGTATTACCAGCGTGGCGCACTCCAGGCTGATGTGATCCAGGCAGCGGTGAAACTGTTCAAGGATTTCCAATGCTACATGATCGCAGTGGACGCGGCCGCAGCTGGTCTGATTGCTGGCTTGAACGGGTGTGGAGTCAATGCGGTTGGTGGAAAGGGCCGGATCATTGATGGAATCTATGCGCTGCAGAACCGGCTTCTGGTCTGTCGTGATGGCAGGCCCAGGCTTACCATTGATCCGAGCTGCAAAGAGACGATCAATGAGTTTGAGAGTCATGTATGGCAACCTGACAAGCCCAAGGATGTGCCGATAGATCGGGACAATCACAGCATCGCAGCCCTGCGCTATCTTGAAGATGTGCTGGCTGTGCCCACGGGCGCTGTGGACTCAGCAGACAACCTTTACACAGGCGAAAGCGAGTTTGCTGGTGAAGAGATCGAGTTTGGTCAACGATTGGAGCTGAGATGATAGAAGAGAAACCGATAATAAACACTGTTGACATCGGACAGGACAGGCTTCTGGATGTAGCTAATATTATCGCGCTAGCCAGACGCGACCTAAAGAAACCCAAATGAACCTGCAACTATTAACCCACGAACCCGCACCAACACCCTGGATACCCAATGGCCGAACCATGGCTGGCCGCAGAGAGATCAAGGCCCAGGTCGAGAGATGGTTTAAGATCGGATTGATCAGGCCAGCCAGGCCAGCGCCACCCATCAGGCGGGTGTTGGGCAAATACGATCTGAACGGCCTTTGTTGTAAACAAAGTTACACAATCTGCAGCGCACCTATTCCATCCAAAGCCCCGCCTGTGGTATAGCCGTGCCAGATGCGGCTGTTTGGCTATGATCTTCGCAACCCTTTTCTAAGGGCCAGAAGCCCCAATCTTCCCCCGCGCGGCTCTGACCAGCAGTTAGCCGACATCCTCCCTCCGTTCGGCACAAACCCGCCTCAAGGCCCAATCCACACCGCCAGTTATGAGATGGGCGATAGGCTCATCCATAACGATCCGCGCGAGCTTTGGTATCTGGCCCTGCCATCCAAGCTTACACCGCAACAGGTTACGAACATCCTGCGCGCGGCCCTGGGTGGCGACGTCTGGCAGCAATGGCAGCTCCTGAGCCTGATGATGGACACATGGCCAATGCTCAGGAAGTGTGCGTTTGAGGTGTTGAGTGCAGTATCCACCTCTAAATACATCGTTCGTCCTTATTGCGAACCTGGAGAAGATCCAACCGATACGGCTCTTGAAAAGGCCGATCTGGTGCAAAGGGCTGTCGCCGGCATGGCCCCTAACCCATTCAATGATGAAACCGGATTCTCCGGAATGGTATTCGACCTGTGCGATGCGATGCTCAACGGGTTGGCCATGACGGAACTGATGTGGCAGGAGGTCCAGGGCGAGTTGATGCCGCGCGCGAGTGCCTGGGTGCATCCCCGGCATTTCACATTCGGCAATGATGGAGTGCTGAACATCTTCGACGAGACATACCACAGGCTGAACTTTCAACTGGCTCAGAACCCCGGCCAGATGCCTGACCCGAACAAGTTCTTATGCGCCCAGTTTAAGAGCCGGAGCGGATCAAGCCTTGGCAACGGCCTGATGCGGCCGCTGGCCTGGTATTGGTCTGCCATCGTGTTCAATCGGGAATGGATGCTCGAAGTGGCCCAGAAATACGGGTCCATGTTCCTGGACATGACATACAAACCCGGCACACCACAGGCCGAGGTGGATAAAATGAACAGTTTCCTGAACAAAGCGGCTATCAGAGGCTGGATGACGCATGTGGAGGGATCGGTCATCAATGTTACTCCTGCTGCCGCTATGGGGCCGGACAATCCCCAGGTCCACATCATCAAAGCCGCCGATGAAGCCTGCCAACTGCTGTTGCTGGGCCAGACCGCTACGACCAGCCCGACACCGGGCAAGTTGGGCAATGACCAAAGCCACATGGAGGTCAAGCGCGAGCATATCGAGAGGATTGCTAAATGGATTTCACCGTCAGTGCTCACCAATCAGTTCAGCCGTGCCATCGTGCGCGTTAATTACTTCGGAACTCAGAACCCATTCGCTGTAGTCACCGAGATACCATCTGTAGACGCCGACTTCACCGAGGCAACAGACCCGCTCACAGAAGCGCAGCGCGACCAGATATTCCTTACTGCCGAGGTGCCATTGGGCGAGGAAGAGTTTTACAAGCGGCACAACCTTGCCATGCCTGAGCCTGATGACCGCGTGATCGTGGGTGGCAAGGTCGGGACCATGGACGAGATCAAGCAGGAAGCTGCTGATGCACTTGCCGCACAACAGCAGCCCAAACTCGATGCGAACGGCAAGCCAATGACACAGCCCCAGGACGATCCGTTGCGTAAAGCCGTGGCCAAAGCCAGCACTGAGGATGTGCAGGAGCTGCATCGGCTCATTGTGGCCGCCAAACAGGCCAAGCACATGAACGGCGAACTTGAGGCAGTCGAAATCAAGATCAAACAGATTAAGAAAGGCGCTTATGCCAGATCCTGAACCTATTCAAGCCAAGGGCACCGCACCCGGCGCCAAGAAGGCCAACGCCACGCGCAAGACCGCAGCGGCTGATTCATCCAGCACCGACGCCCACGAGGCCAGCGCAAAGGCACACGACACCGATGCGCCCGACGATCACAAGGCCGCGGCTGATGCCCACCAGAAGGCTTACGACAAGCACGAAACGGCCTACAAAGCCAACGCCAAGGCCGGTAATGACGATGCCATGGATCATCACATGGCAGCCATGAGCGGTCACAAGGCCATGGTTGGGGTGCATTCTGATGGGGATGATGACGATGATGACGCCAAGGCCAAGGGCGGGGCAACCAATGGCATTGTCCATTGCGAGGGTTCCTCAGCCACATTCGAGGAAACACCCACAGGCGAGCTTCAATGGATGCCAGGCGGTGTAACCACGGTTACGGCCAATTACGATGGCAAGCCCATCCAATTGACCGTCCAATGCACGCAGGACAGCGCCAGGACCGTCGCTGACTCGTTCGAGAGGTGTATCAAGGCCAGCCCGCGCCGGCCTCCATACGGCTGCGTGGAGCACAGGGAAGAGGAAGCAGCATTCCATCCCAAAGGCTTTACATGGAAGGATCAGCCTGAGCCTGGAATCTATTGTTCAGCCGAATGGACCACTCTGGGCCTGCGTAATGTCCGGGGAAAGATTCACACCAGCTTTTCACCCAGTTTCGCCACAGACGCCGAATACACCAAGGGCAGTCTGCGTGATGGTGTCCTGACATTTCCCGATGGTGTGAAAGGCAGCGAAAGTAATCCTGCCAACATCACCGGGGTTAGCCATAAGTCGGTTGGTAGCTTAACCAACTGGCCGGCATTCAAGAACATTTTGCCCGTCCGGGCGAAACAGGCCGAACCGCAGCCTGAAACAACAAACGCGGGTCAAATCACAGGTCTAAAAATGAGAGTCAAACTACTCAAGGCCCGCGGATCAAACACTGCGGGGACATACCTCGAACTGGAAGATAACGACGCCGTTAAGGCTGTCGCTTCAGGCGAGGCCATGCCGGAACATGCGGCTCAGGCTATTGAAGCCAGGGACGCCGAACTAGTCACAATCAAAGCCAAACAAACCGAGTCCGACAAGAGCCGGATCGTCGAGGCGATTGACCGCGGCGTGAAGCGCGGCGCATTGCTGCCCAAGGGCACGGATGCCAAGAGCCAGGAAACGATCAAGGCCACCCAGTTTGACAGGCTGCTCAAGGGCGCCGATGTCAACCTGCTCATTGAGATGCTGGACAACATGCCGCAGGTCACAAATCCTGAAGGGCTGACCGGGCGCCGGATTCAGGCAGAGAATGGGAGTGTTGATAAGCACGTATTCGGCGGTGAACCGACCGCTGCTGAGGTGGTCGAGAAGATCATCAGCGCGTCAGGTAAGGACAGGATTGGATCAGCAATCGGAGCATGTCACCGCCCGTTATCGCTTCAACAGGGCGGGTCGAGCCTGAGCGATATACAAGCCGCCGCCGCTGAATCCTTGGATAATGCCAGACTGCTAAAAGCCCATGTGCTCGATGCTTACAACAAGCAGGGCGACTGGGCATTGCGCCAGATGGTTCGCGCCATCAGCGATGTAACCGACCCCAATACTCAGGTTGGCACGCTGTCCAGCACGCTCGTTCTGATGAGGAACCTTGGCTACCTGAAGAACAAGCTAAACTTCATGCCTTACATCAGCACCGACCTGCGGGCCGAACCGGCGAGGTATGGCCAGTCTGTTCTGACTCGTTACATTACGCCGCCCAATGTGCTAACCTACGTGCCCGGCACTGGTTACACCTCGGATGCGACTGCGATCAGCAATTACATCGCCAACCTCGGCACGAACAAGGCCAACATTGGAACCTCGGTTTCAGGTGTGGCTGCTGATGTGGCCGGAACTCACACACTCAGCGCCCCAAGCACAACGGATGTGCCTGTCATCATCAACAACCATACGGGTGTTGAGATCAGGTTCCCGACGAGCACAATCGGAGCAACTGTCCGTAACCTGTTCGCGGAACAGCAGGGCGCACAGATGTATTCACTGGCCGAGTTCATCAACAAGGTATTCCTGGCAACGGTATTCAGCGCCACCTGGAACGGTATCAGTGCCACGGCGCTTCCGCTGGGCGGTAACACGTTCGGACTGTCTGGTGTGGTGAAGATCAAGAACAAGTTCTCGATCAACAAGATGCCTGACACCGGGCGCTTCGCGGTCTTGCACTCGGTCTATCACGACAACATTCTGACTGATGCCAGCCTGCTCACTGCCAAGGCAATCCTGGCCGTGAATGGTGGCGAGAGCGACTTCGAGACCGGCGAACTTCCGACGTTGTTCGGGATCAAGGTTCTGGAAAGCCAGCTCGCGGCATACAAATCGGCTGGATCAGTGGCTGCGGCCTTTACCGGGCTGGTGACGCCTACCGATCCGACGACCATTGCTGCTGTTGCTCCTGACGGCATCGGGTTTGCGGGTAACTCAGCCTCGGCCCTGTTCGTGGCTCGTTTGCCGCAGGATTATACCACGGTCCTTCCCAACATCCCGGCCACAGCAGCAATCGAGATCGTGACCGAACCGGACAGCGGGTTGTCTCTCCTGTTCACCAAGTACGTGGATCATTCGCTGGCCGAAGTGAAGGCGCGCTGCGCCATCATGTTTGGTTTCGCGCAAGGCGATCCTCGGCAGGGTTTCGTTCTGACACCATAACCAGTCCCAAACACAATCAACAGAAAGATCAATACAATGAAAAAGAATCTGTTCACAGTTCTCGGGTTGCTTGGGGCTGCCACGGGTGTAGCATACCTGCTGGCGTTCCTGTCATCCTCGATGCACGCTCAACCCGCCCCCGGAGGCGGGATCATCGGCACACCATCCACTCTCATTCTGAGTGGGTCTGGAAACTGGACCAACCGCATTGCGGCGTCCACCTCTGTTACCAACACGGTGAGATACGACACTGGAAACGCCCTAAATGTCTATGTGCAATGGGCGCTACAGGCCACCACGGTAGGGCCGACCAATTGCACATTGGAAATCCGGCGCAGCGTGGACGGCGTATATGCAAACGCTGAGCTCTGTTGCCTGCTCACGAACACGACCAGCGCAACGGCACTGACCACGACATACGTTTACACGAACCTAAACGGGAATGTGACGGTGGGGGGCGCCAAGTATCTGTTCTTCAACATCATGAGCAACGCCACGGCTGGCGGGTTCCTGACGAACTATTCCGTTACAGTCAATTCCAAATAACTTCTCTCGGGCACGCCGCGCGTTGGGGTTATACGGGTTCTCCGACGCGCGGCTCTTAGACTATGCCAAATCCAGGGCAACCGTGGGTGGTAGTGACAGCCGATAGCATACAGACTTGGCTATCAGCCACGCCTGTCAACGCGGCTAACGAGACAGACCCATCCGGCCTGAACAGGTTGGAACAGGTCTTGATTGATGTGGTTGAGCGGATCAGGGGCACGATCCTGACCGCCGGCCGCATCCCATTGAGCCTGACACAAGGTCCGGTATCCCAGGACTCGAAGTTCAATGTCAAGTCTGTGCCACCTGAAGGCAGGCAACACACCAAGGTATTGACCGCGGCAAGTGCTGTGGCAGCCATACCTACGCTGTGGGCATTCTGCGAGTCCGATGTATTCAAGCGCCAACTGGATGCGGCTGAGAAGTGGATTACGGACGTCCAGGAGGGCGCCTCAGTCACGTTGCCAGTTGATCCTGACCCAGACACAACCCCGAGCGGCACTGAATGGGGAGATTATAGCGGTCAGGAGGTTAACGGGGTTGGCGGCTTGATAGACATGAGCACGGACCAGGCGATACCGGCCACATGAAGCCAGACATGGACATCACAATCGAAGATCAGGCTCAGGACGTCCTGGGCCGGATCCAGCGCATTGTTGATGAGGAATTGATCGTCCGCGCGGTCAACCAGTTCCCGGCCAAGCCTGACACCCGGAACATTGCCCATGCCAAACGGGTCATCCTGCGACATGCCCAGCTTCAGAGCGTTGGCAACTGGATTCAAAGCCGGGTGGATAGGCGCCTGTCCAAACTTGAGGATGAACTTGTCAGCGAAACACGGAGCATTGACCCGACTGAGGATGAGGCCAGAACCGAACGGCTACTTGCGGTGGCAGACAAGAGCATCCATGCGGCGTTCGATGACATTCGTAAGCAGGTTGAGAAAGATGCCATCGGCGCGGCCGAGATCGTGGCCGAACGCGCAGCCAAGAACCTGAAGGATCATCACGGCATCAAGGCTGAGGCTCCAGAGCTTGACCATTTCAGCGATGTGCCGGTCCTGGGCCTGACGCTGCAGGAACACCTCTCAAAGCTGGCCGACGATGCTCTGGTTAGGTTCACGGCCGCTATTCGTGCCGGGGTCCAAGCTGGTGACACCCTGGCCCAACTCGTTGCGCGGATAGAAGGCAATGGCCAGTCTGTGACCGCCAGCGAGCCAGTCAAGGCCGATGACGCCACATCATTTCTGATCCGATTGCGCCTCATGGATGCCAGCGAGATGAGCGTCAACAAGGTCATCCAGGCCGCTCTGACCATGTTCGCTAACAATGCCGAGCAAGAGGTTCTGGAAGGATCAGACGAGGAGGATGAAGATGGCGAAGAAGTCAACATGGGCTGGCAATGGATGGCGATTCTGGATCAGGCCACATGCCCACAATGCGAGTTCTACGATGGCAACCGATGGGATTCGGAGTTTGAGCCGGTGGATGATGCGCCGGAGTTTCCTGATGAACCGCCGCTTCACTTCAACTGCCGTTGCAGTCTTGTCCCTTCCAACCTCGACGATGACCCCGAGAAAACACCCGACTTCGAGCATGTCCTTAATGGTTACACGCGCAAAGAAAAGCTCGAAGCGTTTGGTGAACAGGCATACACCGCATTTCAAAGAGGGGATATAACAGCGAATCAGCTTATAGGGCAGAGAACAAACCTATTGAGTCTGAAAGCGTTCGGGGAGGCCGAATGATTGCTCTTGGAATATTCATCGTGCTGGCTTTCTTCGCCGGGCTATGGGTTGGCACCCAAATGAAAGGGAAACCATAATGGGACCGGACATGGAAATAAACGTCCTGAGAGACACAGCCACGGCTGCGGTTTCCGATCTGCGTCACAAGATCACATCGGAGCAACTCAAAAAACGTGTTGGCAATGATTGCGTGGAGCTAACCCAAGAACATCTCAAGGCACTTGACCCAAATAAAAACAACTGGCCGACAACTGGCTTTTATGCCGGGGCAGCGGACGGAACAGATTTTGATATTCTGGACGACGGCATCCTGATCTACGTTGACAACAAGAACGCAAAAGGAGCCATGCGGCAGCGGTTCCATGGCGGCACGATCAACAAGCGGGACAAGATGCTGACCATACCCGCGCGCGCGGAGTTCTACGGCATGAAAGCCACGGACTTTACCAACCTGCGCCTGGCCATATTCGGCAGGGGGGTTCTGGCCCTGGTCATTGGCGAGGGAGGCACAGGTAAGGTTAATTTCAGGACTGGAAAAGAAAGGGCCGTGGCAGGCGCAAGCTCTCGACAGGCATCAATGGTCGCATTCTGGCTGCGCGACTCGGTTCATCAAGACCCTGACCCTGACGTTATTCCAACCAGATCGCAATATGTTGGCACTGCCATTGACTCGATTATGGAGCTTATAAAAGAATAGAAGTGAATGCTCGACCTCGTTCAAGCTCAAAAAGACCTGACCGCCCTCGGCGCATCGTCGGATCAGCTCATCTCGGTGGGCGTGGTGTCCTATCGCCAGCTTCGGATAGACAACGAGACGGATACACGCAAGGTGCTGACCAGCGCACGCAATGGCCGAACCGGAGCAGGGCTGATCGTCTGTATGCCAGAGGCTTCACAGAAGGAGAAGAACATCACCGGCCCGGTGCTGGACTGGGTATTCCCTTTGGTCTGCATGGAGCAGCCTTTCATCAACATGGATAAGGTTAACGGCACATTAATTCCATGCGAGGAACTGGCTCAACGGGTCATGGACATCTATCACCTGTTCGCGGACGAACTGTATGGCCAGTTTTACATTGGGGAAAAGGCTGTGCAGGAAGAGAAGAACCTTACCAGCGTGTTCCCGGGCTGTATCGGGCTGCGGGTCAATCTGTATCTCAAGGGCAGAAGCCAGCAGATCCTGAGACTTGCGCCCACGATATTTTCCTATGACCGATTGACTGGCATCCTGACTCTTTCATGTGCCACACCGGGCGCGACAATCAAATACACTTTGGATGGGAGCTTCCCAGCGGCCGACATAGCCAACAACCCATCTTCATTCCATTACACCGGGCCTTTCTATGTGGACCCAGGAATAACCGTGAGGGCCGCTGCATGGTAGGCATGAACAATTCTCCGGTGCGATATTTCGTTACGCCAAGCCTTGCACAGGTGCTTTCGGGAACATCCAACCCGAACACGGTCAACGGTGATCCGACGATAGGGGCCGGTTCATGGCAGGAGATTTTCGGAGTCAATCTCCCCGCAGCAGCGGAGAGTTATTATCTGGACATCACCTCATCTGGTTACATTGACCCTCCAACGAATAGCATCTGGAACACGGTATTGACTTGGACTTTCCCGCCGTCAGTCGTCAGCGAAAACGTTCCCGGAGGTTCAACACTGAATGGAGATGTCGGCATTGTGGGATTGTTCATTCAGCGTTCCGCAAACGCAACCAATATGCCGAACCCAGCCGAGAACATATACGCCACGACGAATACCGCACCCGCTGCCGATCCAAACTGGACTACGATTTCAACGTACACCGGAGCTGGCGGGAATTTCCTTCCTACCACATACACAGATACAGCAGTCCCTAATCCGTGCTTCTCGTATCGAGTAATCCTGATCATGGAGCTTGTGCCCTGATATGCCTGGACCTGGACCAAAAGGCGAACTCGATTGGAACGTGGCCTCTTGCACAAGGAACTACGTTCTGCGCGCGGCGTTCACCAACCCGAGCCTGGTTCATTTAACATGGGATATTCCGGCAGGGATTGATTACTACTGGTTTTACCAGACAAGCGATCTAGCTGCTGGATTCGGTAATCCGGTTAAAGTGTTAAGCAGTGACCCCGTTGACCCTGCCGGCCCATTCGCATTTAAGGATGTGCAGGTAGGAAACCAAAACACACCCTTCCCAATTTATTGGCGCGTGGTCGGCGTGCTCGGGAACGGCCTGAGAGTTCCTTACAACGACTTGGCAATATTAGATTTCACAGATGCGAGACTGACCGGGGCTATAACGTCTCCCGCAAACAATGCAACCGTCGCCGGAACGATCCACATGGCAGCCGAGGTGTTCGATGGCGTAGCGCTTCAATCCGCGAGATTCATCATTTCCAACTTGGGCGGATATATTTATCTGCCGCTCATTCCGGTGACGGGCACCTCTGCAATCATAACCCAGGATTATGATTCAACAGCGCTTCCGATTTCCAATGGCAACCAACTGATGTTTGCCCAGGTGTTCAACCAGGCTGGGGCATTCAAATACAGTGCTGGTATATCTATCAAAGTGGATAACGCCGTCACAGATCCTGGCAACCTTCTCAATCTCAAGACGGCAGGCCATAGCCCGCTGACTGGATTCTGCAAACTGGTAGACGTAAAGATTGACAGCCAGGGTCGAGTGAATGTGGTAGGGGTGTTCTCGGGAACGGTTAGCTTCTATGGAACATCAATTACATCTTTTGCAGACGGGTTGAACATCGTAGTTGCTCAGTTGGCATCCGATCTTCAATCAGCCAACTGGGTCCATCATTATGGCGGGAAATACGCTTGTCTAGCATCCTCGTTGTCCGTTGATTCCTCGGATAACATCATCGTCACCGGGCAGAACACCGGCACGACTAATTTCGGAGGTTCTGATATCGTGAGCGGTGGTGGGGTTGATAATCCAGACCCATTCCTTGTGAAGTTCAATAGCTCCGGGACGCATGTTTGGTCAAAGGGATTCGGTGGTTCGCACGGAAACTATGCCTCTGCGATATGGATGGACTCATCCGACAACATATACGTCGCGGGCAACTTCAACTTCCAAGCTGACTTCGGAGGTGGAGTAAGGACAGGACCACCGACGCTTTCAATGTTTATTGCTAAGTTCCTCGGCACGGATGGTTCCTGGGTATGGGACAGGTTCAACGGTGTTGGTTCATCATATAATTCCGCGACAGAAATAACAGGAGACGCATCTAACCTGTTCGTCTCTGGATTTACCACAGGGAATGTGGACCTCGGCAACGGCCTGGTTACTCCCTCTGGTAACGAGATGGGATTCGCAGCCAGCTACAAGCAACTGGACGGTTCTTATATATGGGCTAGCGTTCACCAAGCACCGGGATCGAACATAGAGGCTACTTCAATCTGCCTGGATGGATCAAATGTTTGGGTTGCCGGAACATGCACTCAGACGTTCACCCTAAACGGAATCACGTTCACAGCAACCCTGTCCGGGGCGATGTATCTGGTGAAGCTCAATGGAACCACTGGAATAGCTTCAGCCGGAATATCGCACGGAGGCTCAAGTTCAATCGGAGGGTATGTTAAAGCGTTCTGTGTTCGCGCCGACTCCAACGGCAATTTAGTGCTTTGCGGAGGCGTAACCGGAGAAGTGGACTTCGGAGATGGAAACGTAACGGCCGGAACGGGAGGTCTATTCATAGTCAAATACTCCCCCACATTGCTGGTGATGTGGTATGACCGGACGTCTGGGACCGGGGGAGTTAGCGCCCTCCTGCAACGCCTCGCTATAAATGCGACTCGCCAGATCTTTGCGGCCGGAGGACACACAGGCGATCTCACCATCGGGCCGACAACCATTTCCTCAGCCAGCAACCAAACTAACGATGGGGCGATCATGAAATTTACACCGTGATAACAACGAAAGAATAAATTATGGCAACAATCTACGCAGGACCAGGCAAGGTTTACATGGTGACACCTGGCGTGTCACTTCAGGCCGAGGGCGTCGAGGGCAAGATAGTTCTGAGCCTGAACGAGACAACGGCAGACTATGCCGCAGGGCAATGGGGTCACATCGGGGAACAGCCAACGGACCAGATCGTTGACCTGACATTCAAGCCGTTTGACCAATGGATTCTGTTGCCTGCCCTGTTCCCGGCATATCTGGGTTGCGATACCTCGGCCATTGCAGGAGGCGCCGCGGCCGCGCTCAAGGTCGGCACAAGGCCACATGCTGCCACGGTAGCAACAGGAACCCATTGCAAGGTCTGGACCTGGGACGGGCGGCTGTATGACATCGTGCGCGCGGCGATTGTGGGCATTCCAAGCCTTCACCTTGGCACGGCTCGGGCCTTGTTCGGGGATGCTAAGATTGTTGGATTGCCTGACCTGTCCGTTGCCATGGGATCATCTGGCTATCTCATAACGGCCAATGCCATTACTGAGAGCGGTGGAACTGACCCTGACATCTCATTCTCCATGGCCAGCTTCGTGCGCGAGGCATGGACCGGAGCATGGGGCGCTGTAACAGGGTTCACCGCTATTCAGGCTGAGGAGGAATGGACGATTGAGACAACTGCCCAGTTCTCCCCGCTCAAGGTCCAGGGCAGAACGCTGTCCATGCAGTTCGACAGCATCAAGTTTATGGCCAAATGCCGGCCGTTCGGCCCGACACATACTCAGATCGTGGGTGCGGTGGGCGCCCATTTGCAGGGTCAACGGCTTGGGGCGCATGATCTGGTTCTGACGTCCAGCGCCAGTGCCAAGACCATCACCCTGTATAACTCTGAGATCAAAGGGGCTGGATTCGACTTTGGCGGAACTGTCCTGGGCACGGGCGAGATCGGGTTTGTGCAGGAAATGCAATTCAGCGCCGGAGCACCAACCAAATTGATCCAGTTCAGCGCATAGAGCCGTGAATGAAGATAAACTACAAGCTGGTATCGGGTGGGGGTTATCTGCCCTTGGCGGACGATACCTCGCTATCCACTGTGACGCCTCCGGCCAACAAGGGCCAGGCGATCAACATGGATTTCAAGCCATCGTTCAAGCCGGCTGTGCAGCAAGATATGCTATTCCGCAGCCAAGCCGCGTTCAGGGTGAACCGGGGCAACATCGTTCTGAGCATACCATTAACGGTAACGGTGGAGTACTCGACTCTTGCGAGCGCGCTGGCCTCTATCCGGGCCTTCGCTGGGCTGCTGGATCAAGTAATGCATCTGCAAGTCATTCAGGACACCGAGACACAGTACTACCCAAACGCGCTCTTGCAGGCTTACGACGCCGAGCCTTCGGGAGCATCCATAGTCCACAGGTTTCTTTTCGCCAGCGATAACGTGACTGACACCGCCGTCTAATGCCAACCCCACTTGCTGCAACGCGAATAAGGTTTTCGAGCGATCAGGTGTTGAATCGCGACAACGCCCTCACGCTCACGGACAAGATCACCGGATTGCAAATCCAGATGTGGCAGTCCGAAGATTCTCAGATCGAGACGAGCCTGTTCTCGAACGGCACCTTCATTGACAGTTACGCGAACATTACCAGCATAACACTGCAATTCAAAGACCCCGGAAACCTGCTCGGTTCGCCTCTATTCAGCAAGACGATCACGATTGCCGGCGGTGCTCCTGCTTACGATGCAACCTGCACGCTGACCGATTGGAATGCTGGCACAAAACAAACCTTTGCCTTCGCGCTTGCTGCGGCTGACACAAACATTGCGCTAGATGGACGGCCTTCCAGAACCCTGCAGCTTGATATGTGGGTGACAAGCACGACATCTCAACGGATCATGGTCTGCTCTGGAATCCTAACCTTAGTTGATAGCGGCTATGGGGACATCGGCTCCATCGTGATCGTGGCGCCAGGCGCACGTATGAAGTCCAATCTCCTGCAGGTGATCAATTCTGATAACTCTCTTTACTACAATGTGCGGCTCAGGAACGTGAGCGGTGTTCCAACGCTGACAACTGATGGGGCAGGTGAAGCATGAGAAAGCAAACGATACTCAACGCCCTGCTGCTGCTATTCGTGGCAGCGTGCATCGTCATCAAGGTTAGGGGCGGAACACCTATCGCGGGCAGTCCTCATGTGGGTGTTATCACCGACACCAACGGAAACCTTTTTGACTCGGCCAGCAACCTATTCGCATCTAATCTGGCATTCCTTCAGCCGTTCGAGTTCCCTTTTGCCAGCAACATTGTTCATGGTGGCATCATACCCCCGGCGAGCGCCGGAAACCTCACGAACCATGTGGACGTTCAGGCCACCGCCCTGGCAACCGGTCAGGTGCTCCAATGGAATGGCGCGTTCTGGACCAACCTGCTCTTCCCGATCACCGCAGGCATCACCAACGGCTTTATACCAGCCGTCAACCTCAATGGTCCGGTATGGTCAACGAACGGGTTCAATACAACTAACCTGAACGGGTTCGCGGCCTACGATTCCACGGCGACAAACTTCTGGCGGCTGCGCGCCAACCCGAACATGGCCACGAATGTCAACTGGATGGGGCCAACCAATGTCGGGACAGGGCTATTGTATGGCACCAATGAACTGGCCGGATCTGCAACCAATGTTCTGTTGCGCCAGATAGCCAATGGCACAGCTAATCAGGTGCTCTCTATGGTGGGCGGGATACCGACCTGGGCGAGCGCCGGCGCGTTGGGTGCAGGCCCGTTCACGAACCTCACGATCTGGAGCCATCCGACTTACTTCATGCGAACCAACGGCCAGGTTCCCCCTGTCCTGATTGTGAGCAACACCGCCACAGCCTCCACGCTGCTCACCATTGACGGCACAGGCGATCTTTATGCAAGGAACGTGTATGCTACCCAGTTGAATGTCGGCGCGAACCTCCTGGGCACTCTGGGAGACATCTACGCCACAAACCATATCGTTGCTTACACAACCGGGATTGGGTTCGTCGGGGATGGATCCGGCCTGACCAATCTCGGCAATGGGGCATTCAACGGTCAGGTGTTGACCAACCATTTCACCGGGGCAAGCCTGACCAATACAGTCCATGCTGGCAGCAACATATTCTCATTGATCTCCTTCGCGCGCAGGAACATCACGACGATAGCCAACGGTTTCAATGCCGACATCAATCTAGGAACAAACGTATTCGTCAAGTTTAGTGGCGCTTCAGCAGCATTCACAAACTGCGGGTTTGTCGCAGGTTCAAGTGGAGAGTTCCATATTCTCGTGAATATGAGCACGTTCGACATGGATCTGGCTAACGAAAGCGGTGTGGAATCCACCGCGGCCAACCGGATCACATGCCTGACCGGGGCCGACAAGAAGGTAACTGGTAACTCCGCTGTGATGATCATTTACGACGATGCGACCTCGCGCTGGATACCTCTCACGTTCACACAATGAAAAGATTACTCGCTTTCCTATGTTGCCTCCTGGTTCTGCGCGCGCAGGCCGTCAATGTGCTGGTCAATGTTCGAGATGTGGTGAGCGGCACTGTGAACCATCGCCCGGTGACTATCACCCTGACCAAGCCAGCCGGCCCAGTCGTCCTGGGTTCATGGGTGATCGCTGGAGACTCAGCAACGCAGCTCACGGACACCAACGGCATCGCGGTGTTTACCAATATCCTGACCGTGGGCCAGTATCGGCTGGACATAGCCGGCAATCCATCTCGCAGCTTCCCATTCTCGGTATCGGCGACCACGCCAACGAATGGAACTTACAATGTCATTCAACTCCTGGGCACGAACGTGGCGCCTGAGATGTTTTATGATACAGGACAGATTGATGCGTTGTTGTCGGGGATAACCGGAGGCGCTGCAACGAACGTCACCGTCCAGCCGGCTGATGGATCAATCACAGTGTCAACCAACTCATCGAGCAATTGGTCTTTGGCCATGGCAGCCGCGCAGAGAAACTTCTGGTTGAGCAATAGTCATAACTTCATCCTGTCGGATACGGCGGGAATCCTCTATGGCAACGGGGCAGGGTTATCGAATGTTCCACCTATAGGCAGCGTGACGAACGTATTCGTTCACCCTCTTGATGTTACGGTCAAGGTTGTGACGAACACACCATCTGATTTCTCTGTGGCCACGACCAATATATCCCCCGTATATCGCCTTTTCACCAATGGCGTGTTGGTCGGCCCGAAGGGCGTCATCAGCACGGCGGGGACGGTGACGGCGGGCATTCAAGAGGCAATCAACGACATGCCTCTGGCCGCGAACTCCACGCCAGCCAGCAAGTTCACCGTGCCGGGTGGTGGCCGGATCGAACTGCAACCGGGGAAATACGTTTGCACTGGGCAGATACTCATTCCCAGCTACACCAACCGCCCGTTTAACCTGAAGATTGAAGGTGTCGGATTGCCGCAGGTGATCTACAACGGACCAGGTGGGTCTAACTTCGTCATCACCACGGAATACAGTGGTGGCACTCTTTACAACGGGCTTCGACTGGAGGTGGAAGGCATCTCATGGCTGATGATTCCAAACACGACAAACATGCTCTTCAAAATCGGAGCGTGGCAGGATGTTCGATTCCGAAACAACACCTTTGCTTGGAACATGGGCTTGACTAACGAGCAGGCTGGTACGAGTGGGGGATACACCTACAACTACGAACTAAAGCAGCCGGTCCAGCCGGGGGTTGTGGGAGTATGGTTGGAGCCATCCTCGAGCGTATGGTCGGAGTTCACTGGAAACACGTTCTTTGGTTTGGCTTGCGGCATTGCCCATAGTGGAAATCGAGGAATCATCAGCGGTAACAATTTCGGAAATGTGGGGTCATTCTTCACTAATTCGGCTTACACCTATACTACACTATGGACGAACGCGGATTATGCAGGGAGTCTGGACGTATCAAGTTTAATGGGGTTGGGTCCGGCTATAGTCTATCAGACGTTCGATTCATCAGACCTGGTTGTGATCAACAACAGCTTCCTGAAATGCGGGGCAGGGGTAATAAACTACGGAGGCTCTATCACTGTGCAAAATGACTTTTACTTCGGTGGCAATTACAAGATAGTAAACTATTCAACAGGAGGGCACTGTGCCGTCAACCATTCTCAAGGCGGATACCAAGAAGCGGACCACGGAGATGCGATCATACACGATAGTGGTCTAACCCCTTGGTTCGTATTCAGTCCACAAACAAGCACTACGACAACCGCACCATTCACCATAGTTTCCAATAGCGTACTTGGTCTGACCGTCTGGGGAAACCTAAACGCCTCGAACAATCTAGCCGTTAATGGCACCGTCACCATCAAAGGCGGATCTCCCAGCGTAAACAGGGTGCTAACATCCGACGCGACTGGAATAGCAAGCTGGCAAGACCCAGTAACGGGGACGGGGGGCACTGTGTCCAACTTCAACGCGCAAGCCCTGGTGTTCACAAACAGCTTCTCGGTGAGTAACGCGAACTTCGCCGCAGGGTCCAAGCTCGACACGAACGGAAACATAAGCGCGAGCGGCGTCCTGAACGTGGGCGGTAAGAGCTATCTGACCAACTCACAGAGCACGATCAGCAACTCAGCGAGTATATTCGCAGGAAACCTGTTCGAGTTCTGGGATCCGAGCTTTCAAGACTGGATGAAGATTATTCCAGGCACGACGACACTTACCATAACCAGCCCAGATGGCCCCGTCACACTCAGCGCCGGTCAATTCAACGGGTCCGGTGCTGGACTGAATCTTAACACGGTGCCTGTTGGGGCTTTATCCATCAACGCCAACAACGCCTATTTCTTTACGAATAATGTGGCCGTATCTAATGCGCTGAACAATGTCGGGGTGGCGATTGGAACCAATGGCACAGTACAAGCCAGCGGCGCCGTGAGTGCGTCAACCTTCAACGGCTCTGGCGCTGGCCTCAACGCCGATACAATCAAATTCACCAGCATGTTGCAGGACGTATTCGGCCTTCTCACGAACAACTTCGGTGTGAGCAACGCGACGTATGTGGCCGGGGTGCAGCTTGGGACCAACGGCAACGTGAGCGCGAGCGGGACGGTGAGTGCGCCAACGGTGTCCTTGAGTGGTGCAGGCCCCGGCAACATCACCGGCGCGGGTATCAGCGTTACCAACTCCGTGAGCACAACGACGGCGATTGAGGCCGTGCTTGGCACTAACCATACCATAGCGGTCTTTAGTCCTGGCGCTGGCCTGGCTGTGGGCACTAATGATGTCAACACACCTCCGGGCATGGTCGAGACAACGAACGGGTTCAATGCGCTGCCGGGGGCGGTGTTCTCGGGCAATGCTTCGGGCATAACCAACTTTCCACTAATGTCACCGAGCGGGTTTGCTTTGCCGTGGAGGCCCGGTGCGCGTTGGTTGATTCAGGAGGATATTGATAATGGAGTGGTTGCCACTATCCCGCCGAACTTAAACCCCGCAAATTCAGGCGGGCAGGTCGCTGGAATATCAGACATAGACAGCAACCACATCGGTTTGATCAGCTTAAATTGTATAACCAACGCTGGATCATATTCTGAAGTGTCCGGTAGGGCGGATTCAGTGATCTTCTCAACCGCCGATTGGTATTTTGAATGTGCCTTCCGGTTTACCAACGTGGATTCGCCAACCTTGGCGCTGAGTAATGGTTGGTTCAAGGTCGGGTTTGTCGAGGGCCGGATTGACATTGCCTCGCAGAGTGCTGGGGCATGGGCGCAACTTCTAAACACGACGAATAACTGGGCTTTCGTCACGGCGCAGGCAAGCACGCGCACGACTAACATCACCACGACGGCAGGTTGGACGGCCAACTGGCAAACGATTGGGATTTATTCGCCCTACCCAAATACGAGTGCTACTCTCTACATCAACGGAGTCAACACGGTCACTCTTTCATCGAACCTGCCACAAGGCAAGACTCAACCAAGCACGCCGAGGATAGGTGCAGGAGCAAGTGCGGCGGGTCTTGGATTCTCAACATTCGGGGTGAACGTGGATTATATGTGGGTGGGTATATCTCCGCACAGTTGGCCATGAGGATCATCGCTCTATTGTTAATCAGTCTGTCTGCACACGCGGCGTCCACCAGCTACTTCATCGCCAACGCTGGCAACGACGCGAATAACGGCACGACGACTGGCACGCCGTGGAAATCGTTTGCCCATGTAACTAATGGATCGGTGAATTTCGTTTCGGGCGACACGGTATTTCTGAATCGTGGCGACACATGGGCGGAGCAGTTCACAATGCCGACGAATGGGTTGATTGTGGATGCCTACGGTTCTGGAACTGCACCAACGATTGATGGCAACCCCGGTGCAAAGATACGCTTTGGTGTTCTGTGTAGTTTGGTGAGCAACACAGTGACGAGGAATCTCATTATCAAAAACATCGGCGGTTACGCGGGACCGAATGATACGGGGGCATGTTGGCAGACCGATGGCTATTCAAATCGAGTTGAGAACTGCACGATGGATCATCATTTGAGCGACGATGGAATAGCGGCCAATGATGGCGGGACCGGCGCGGTGTCGAATTGCATCATAATCAATATGTTCGATCAGGCTTTCACAATGCACTCAAGCGCAGCAGCCACGACTCTCATTGTGCAAAGCTGCCTCATCAGTAATTGCAACGAGGCATTCACGCACTCAGGGGGAAATCTGTTTCAGACGGTCAATGACTGCGTGATTCTGGATAATGTGCTTGGGGATAATGTGCTTGGTGCGGCAAACTGCTACTCGGTGTTCAACCGTTGCTGGTTCAAGGGAAAGGTTAGTTCGTCGCAATATAAGTTCTCGGAGACTATCTCGAACACGGTCTTTAATTATTGTCTTTTTGACGCCTCTTTGAACACTAGCCAGTCCTCTCCGCAAATCACGGTTAGTAGCGGTCCTCTGGTGATGAACAACTGCGTTCTCTACGGTGGCCCGAATCAGGTTGGGGCGATCACGATTAACGCTGGCGCTACGTTGGCAATGACCAACTGCATAATCTTCGATTGGTGGCGGATGGCGTTCATAACCGATCCGGGGACTCTCACGTTGGATCACTGCATCACAAACTCAATCGTGACCGGAACGCAGACGGTAGTTGTCAATCAGGTCAGCACTTCGGACCCGAAGTTCGCCAGCGCGTCCAGCAAGAACTTTCATATTCTGCCCACATCTCCCGCGCTCAAGACTGGACTAAACCTTGGCCTCACGCTCGACCTTGAAGATGTGGCCGTGGGCAATCCTCCTAACGTGGGAGTATATGAAACGATCCTGCCTGCGTTTACGTGGACGGGAAATATCAATGTCAGCGGTAACGTAACATTCAAAGGACAATGACCATGACCAAACTCCTCACCCTCCTGTTGCTCTGCGTCGGCCTGACTCAAGCTCATGCCACGTTCTGTATCACTAACCTAACCCTCACTTACGTTGGCCCGGTTGGTGGCAAAATCTGTGTCGTGGGCCAGCCAGCCTGTACCAACGGGATGCTCTCGGTATCGTATGGGACCGCGTGTAACGACAATCCCATGAACAGCTTTGCCGTGTTCACGGTGGACATCTCAGGGATCAGCGGGGACACATGCCATTATACCGGGACTGTCGCCACCTTGAACATCGGTTGCGCCAACGAGATTCCGGGTCACAAGGACATTACTATGTTCGGCAGTTGTGAGGCCACGTTTTATGTCATCGCAACGTGCGATCATCCGACGCACAAATGCAGCGTGGATGTGTGCCCGTTGCAGAGCGATTGTAATTGCACTGGTGGTTACTAAATGAAACCCCGCCCCAACCTGCTTTGCATCTGCGCGATGATTGTCGCGCTGGTGGCGGTTCTGGTGGTTCCTTATTATGCGTCCGGTTGTTGCTTCTCGGTGTTCAGGACCAGGCCATCTGTGATGTTGTTTGAGGTCAAATGAGAATTATACTCGCCATACTGCTCTGCGCCTCAACCGTTCTGGCTGCCGATAATGTCACGCTCAAACAGGTGCCGACCAAGCCGTTGCCTCCCAGGTTTTCCTGCTGCACAAATATCATTATCTCGGGCCTGCTCAATCCTCCGGTGCAATACGTGTTCGCGTATCCAGCCAACTGTCAGTATTACACGAATGGAGTCAACTGGCGGGTGGCGCCGTGTTCCCTATCTGCTGCCTGCACGAATCTCAGCGCAAACTCGATCACTGTCAGCAACGGCCCGGTCGGTGGAATCGTTGGAATCGTAACGATTCAGTGCATCACCGGGGCCATCTACCCGACGAACTTGGTCTTGAATGCGGGCTGCACCGGGGCGACATTCTATTGGGGTTTCGGCTGCCTCTCAGGCTGCTCGAATTGCGCCCCGTTTGTGTGCCGAATAAACGACATATCAGCAGGAAACTAAAATCATGTCCGAAGAAAAGAAGCCTAGTTTTACGTTCAGCCGGACGATCTCGCTGGATGGCGTCTCAATCATCGTCGCGTGCGTCCTTTCCTCGCTATGGTTCGGCTCGGTGAAAGAGCAGTTGCGCGAGCATTCAGAGCACATCGCCAGGCAGGATCAAACCTTGCTCACGATGAGCCAGACCGTGCAGTTGCTCTCCGAGAACGTCAAGGTGCTGACAACCCTCGTCAATGAGCGGACCCTGCATAAGCCTTGAACACTAGCGCCTCATGGCCTCGGCCTCATCGCCCCTGTGGGGGGATATGCAGCGAACCGCGGCCCGTGGCCTAATGCCACAAGTGAGGCGTGATTTGAAACCAAAAACATTATGAGCACAATCGCACTTGCACTATTCTTCATCCTGTTCGCCGTATCGAACCTGCTCGAAACCAAACTACCGGGCTGGACCCTTGGCGTGGCGGCTATTGGCGTGGTTGTATGCCTCATCATCGGCGGTGGGTGGCGCAAAAAAACACCGTGAAAGAGTTCCTCAAACACATAGAACCCCGCATCCTGTTCGGGTTCCTGATTCTCGTCGTGCTTGCCGGATTGGCTATCATGATCGCGTTCGGCACCGTGAAGCAGGAGTCCAGCTACGGCCTTGAGATCGTGCTTGGGAGTCTGAGCACGCTGGCCGGGGCATTTGCTCAATGGGCGTTCAGCACGCCGAAGGACAAGCCGAATGCTTAAATTCGTTTCAGGCTACCTGGCAACAGTCCCGTCCGCTTTTCTGGAAGGGCTGCTCTATGTCCTGATTGCACTATTCGGATTCTGGCAAACCTTGTTCGGCTCGGATGAGGCGGCGAAGTTCTTTAGCCCGACACTGCTCTGGTGGGTCAAGGCGTTCGTCGGCAGTGGTTCCGCTGTATTTATCGCTATCAAGATGTTTCGATCCACCAGCTTTGCGGATCATCAGAAACAAAAGACCGGGGACAGCCAAATCTGGAAGAAAGAACCCTTGACGCCATCGGCCAATCCGGCTAAACCAGAAACAAGCGAAACCAAAACACCATGAAAAGATACCTCTCAGTAGTCCTCCTCGGCCTCGCGCTAGTCGGCTGCAAGACAACTGGCGGCTGGCAAACCGTCTCGGGCAAGTTTCTGTCCACAACCGCCGTTGCCGTGGACAGTTCCATGCAGGCATACGCCACCTGGGCCGTGATGAACCATCTCGGCACAAACGATCTGGCCAAGGTCCGCACGGTCTATGCGGATTACCAGATTACGATGATGGTAGCTACCAACGCCTATGTCCTGGCGGTTAAAGCTGGGGATCTATCTCTTTTCACCGGGCCGAGCAACAATCTGTTTAACGCAAAGTCAGCCGTCACGTCTGTAACCGCACACTAATTATGAGCGCCGCCGTCATTGCCCAACTCCTCATCGCTTTCGGACCTCCCGCGATTCAAATGATCCAGCAGCTTGTCGCGCTCTGGAACAAACCCGCGTTGACGCCTGATGAAGTCATGGCGTTTTGCGCCTCGTCACAAAAGAGCTTCGACGATTACATGAAGCAGGCGCAGTCCAAAATTGGAACTCCGTGAGCACTGAACATGACTTTTTGAGCACATCGGCCAAGTCAGAATTCGCTTGGCCAATCCGTTCAATGACCATGAAATCCCGCGTTAGTGGCCAGCCTTCAGGTTGCAAGCCTGACTCAGATGGTGCGGAAATGGTGTGTGCTCAATGACAACGGAAGCCTTGCTTGCGTTGCAACTCCTGACCCGCCAAATGGAGTCGTTGCAGGTCCGTCTCAACGACGCGATTGTTAAGGGCCAGTTCGACGCGGCCATTGAATACGCCAACCAGATCACGGCTGATGCGAGGATGATCGTGGAGAAGATTAGCGAGGGGATGAAGTGAGCGTTGAGATCAGAGCACAGATCATTTGCGACGGTTGTGGGGCTAAGATCGAAGGGCCAGTCCAACGCAGGACAAGCAAGGGTGACAAGAGCTATTGGGCCTGCAAATTGATGATAAAACGAGAGGGCTGGATCACCCTCGGACGATATGGAAGCTCTCGGCACTATTGCAAACTCTGTTCTGACAGTGGAACAATCACCAGCGCACCGTTGACCTTGAAAGACGATAGTGTGAAGGAGTATTTCAAGGCCAAGTATGGCGACAAGGTTCAATTCCTTGGATTTGTGAAATGAACCCGGCTGACTACCAATCCATCTCCGAATCCCTGACCGCCCTTGAACTGACCGTGACGCACGCTCGCCATGCCCATGTCGCGTGCAGGTTCGATCTGGAACTGTCGCAGCTCAAACAGGCGTGGAGCCAGGCAGCGGACCTGCACCGCAACATTACTCAGGCCATGCTTGCGCCGGTCACGCACGGCTCTCAACCGAGGCCGGATACGCTGTGAAGCAGCTTGTCAATTACTCTGGCGGGTTGTGCTCGTTCTGGGCGGGGAAAAGGATGGTGGACGAACACGGTCCAGAGAATGTGGTGTTAATATTTGCTGATACGCTGATTGAGAGCAAAGGCTTGTATGTGCGGAACGAGGAAGTCAGCAAATATCTCGGCATCCCAATCATCCGCATATCCAAAGAGCTGACACCTTGGCAACTGTTCCGGCGTGAGGGGTTGATTGGAAATGATCATTTCCCGATCTGTTCAACGAAGCTAAAGAGGGAACCGCTCAACGAATGGATGGAGTCTCATTATGAGATGGACGAGAATCAGCACAATTATCTTTACGAACCAGCAACCGTAATCCTCGGGTTTGATTATTCCGAGTATCATCGGGTCGTGGACTTCCATAACCAGCATCCTAACTGGAGAGTCAGGGCACCAATGACAGAGGGGCCGCTGTGGGACAAGTGCAAGATGGAATCCGAGGCTCGTAAATTGGGATTCACAATCTCCGAGGCTTACGAGCAAGGATACCCGCACGACAACTGCGGCAAGCGATGCGTGAAAGCTGGCATCTCACATTGGGTCCATCTGCACAACACTGACCTGCCTGCTTTCATGGAATGGGAGAACGAGGAGGTTGCCACGCAAAAAGATTTCAGGCTGCGTGGAATTAGCAACTGGCAATTCACGATTCTCAAAGACCGTCGTGGAGGCGAGACCAAACCATTATTGTTGCGTGATCTTCGGATCAGAATAGAATCTGGCGAACAGTTCCCGAAGTATGCCTGGGGCGGCTGCGGCTGCCACTAACGCTGTAAACTCAAACAAACAAAACTATGGCAAAACCTATTGTAACCGTTCCCGCTCAAGTTGAGTGGGTCAACTACGCCGCTGGCGAGATTCAGCAGCGGTTCTTTTGGACCTCTCCAAGTGGAGGGAGTTATCTGTTGGAAACCAGCACCGATCTCGTTACTTGGACGCAGGCTGGCACTTGGAACCCCGGCTCGGCTGGGGCTGGTTATTCCATCAATGTGAATGAGGGCGATCCCATCCTGGCATATCGCATGACCAAGACGGGGTGAAGGCCTGCGACAAAGCCAGTCTCCTCACATCCATAGCAGCGGCGTCATACTGTTACCGCTCCAGCCGTCGCAAACACGACTGGAGCCTTTATTCATGGGCCAAAAGACGATTATGCGAATTGCGAAAACAGTTGCGGGACTTGGAGCGTTGCTCCTGACAGCGTGGCAGGTCCATGGCCAGGCAGCGGCCGCGGTTATCACTGGCTTTGCCTACTCGCCCACGACAGGCATTTACACCAACGAGACGGGGACGCATGAGGTTCCCGGGCCTGCGATAGTATGGACGAATGGTGTTGTTCCAGGGGCTTACTTCAGAACAAATCTTGCGGCACTCACTCCTCCACCGCCGCCCGAATCAGCCCCGACCAGCCTCAAGGTCTGGCGTGTCAAATGCCCTTACTGCTCCACAGCATTCAACACAGGCGCCGTGTTTGACCGGGTGAGTGGTGGAACATCCAACCCAGACGGCAGCACGACTGAGCATCACTCCATGAGATGCAACTGCTCCAATCTGGATTGCGCCAAGCAGATCAACTGGATGAGGGATGTGATCGTTCCAAAGGTCGTTGCGGTGCCGATCAACCCCTGACCCTGCAAACCCACATTCCGCGCAGGCAATGCGGGATCTGCCAGTTCTCAAGGATCAGTTCATGTTTCCAGCCCAGCTCGTCCAAGGTGCCTTCAAGTGATGCCTTGGACGGATGATCCACGACCTCGACCATGCCTGAGCAGTTGGTGTTGAGCCGGCCAGTTTCGATTGACATACCCGGCTTCTCCCAGAGCATAGAATCGAGGATGACCGTCTCGGCGTTGGACTGGTTCACGATCCGTTCAAGGTGCGCCCAGCCGTTGTGCAGGTGATAGATCAGGCCAAGGCAGGAGACGACTTCGTGGGGGCCATCCGGTGTGAACTCGCGAATGTCTGCCGTTATCCAAGAGATTCGTTGTCCTTCTGGCAATTTGCTCAATTCCCAGATGGCAAAATCATAGAAACACTCCCTCGGCTCAACCGCCGTAACATGGGCCGCTCCATACGCTGAATAGACCAGTGGAAAGTGCCCCGCGTTACTGCCCAAGTCCAGAACCCGTTTACCAGCGAACAGGCTGGACACTTTCATCAACGCCTCGGTCATTGGCCCAAGCCGATTGTTCTCGTCCTGGCCGATGCCTTTGAAACAGATCAGGGATTGTTTGGGTGGGGTCATTCCCTCTCCTTCAATTTATTTTCGAGTTCGTCAAAGCGGCGGTCAATGCGTGAGTTTATGGACCAGTATAAAATGACAAACGCAATCAGTGTGATGGCTTCCGAGATGTCAACTTCCCGACCGACACTGTTAATGAGTTCGTATTCACTCATAATGTTGTGTGAATTAGCACAATCACGCCTTGGCTGGCGCTGGTTTTGATCTGTTCATACTGCCACTCAATCCTTGGGTCTGCGTCGTCAACGCCGAGGTGTCGTGCGATGGCGTCTCTGGCTGGCTTGAGGCTAAAGACGTTGTTATCCGAGTCAAGAAGGCGTCGTCGCATGGCGATAAAGATGACTCGAACGCTTTGGCTGCGGCTTTGGCGTCTCGGTGCCGGGCGGTCCAGTGCTTGCGATAAAGCTGGTTGGGCGCGGGGGGCACCCAATCCAGCCACAGGACGATAGTTGTACTCATTTTGGTTTGTGTCCTGAATCAGC